CTGGCCAAGACAAGGAATATCTACGCTGCAGCTGCCGAGGGCTGGACCAGGAAGGCGGCTATGGTCCAACGTGAAATAGGGCAGATAAAGAGCTATTCTGTCGGTCAGGAAAGGTATGACATGGCGGACCTGACTTCTCTTTTGGAGTATGCATTGAAAATGGCCGAAACCTACAGCCGCATGGCCGCCAGTAGCATGGGCAGCGTGATTCTGAAATTCAAACCGCCGGAGGTGTTGTGACATGGACTTAGTAGCACTCCGGCGGCAACATACCAAATGGGCTATTCAGCAGAACCCAACGACAATTACAATTCACCGCACAGAGAAAATTGATATGGGGGGCTACTTCGAGGAAGTAGAAAGCGAAGTAGGCCCCTTTGTTGTGCGGATATATCAATATGGAACATGGGTGCCGCAGGAAGTTAGCACGCTGGCCGGCACCAAACAGGTTGACAGAACATGGGGAATGCTGATGGACTATGAAGCGGACGTCAAGGCCGGCCCTAATGTGCTGGATGAGTTTGAGGTGCCGGGCATGGGTAGGTTTCAGGTGCTGGAAGTATACCCGCAGAAAGTGAAAGGCAAAATTGTGGGCTACCAGGTGGCCTTGGAGAAGGTGAGCTGATATGAAAATTCCTTCTGAGGTGAAAGTTGGTCCTTACACCTACAAGGTGTCCATAGTGGATATTGTGGACAAAAACAATCCGGGGTATATAGGCACGGTCCAACATGACTATGACAAGGAAATTCGCTTGTGTAGTGATTTGGACCGGGATAAAATGGAATCTGTTTTCCTTCACGAGTTGATTCATTGCATAGACACCATTTTCCGTATAGGATTGACCGAGGCACAGGTTAACCAGTTGGAAGCGGGGTTGTATATGGTATTGGAGCAAAACAATTTCCTTCGAGAGGACTGATTTTACAATGGCCTTCGGAGACAAGACAAGAGAATTCCTTGAGCGCAAAAAAGCGGGGTTGAATGCTCTGCTTTTAAATTGGGCCGGCACGATGGAGGGCTATGCCAAGTCCCATGCACCCTGGACGGACCGAACGGGTAATGCCAGACAGGGATTGCACGGCGGGGTAGATGTTCGGGGAGAACAGCAGGTTTTGTACTTATCTCACGGTGTGGAATATGGCATTTGGTTGGAGCTGGCGCATGGTGGGAATTACGCCATTGTGAGACCAACTGTAGATGTTCACTTGCCGCGTATCCGCCAAACGGTAACTGATTACTGGAGAGATTAACTATGAGAACTGCAATAAGGCAGATTTTGATTGATAATATAACCGAAATTCAAGGACGAGTGTATGAACCCCATGCAGCAGGGTCTAATACTCAAAAACCATATTTGGTTTTGCGTGAAGGTGTCCAGGACCCCGAGGCTGACTGGGCAGCTTTCTCAACTGTAATCGAGGTGTGGCCCTACGTCAAGCGGACCACATTCCAACAGGTGGACAGTCTGGCCAATGCTATCATTAACTCCCTGCACCGGGCAAGGTTTTCTTACAATGACGAAGAATATTTGGTTGATTACTTAGGAAGCGTTGGACAAGACCTCGTTGACGAGGATTGGGATGCAATTACTCGAGGATTACGATTCAGAGTATTTGCTTTAGGATGGCTGAACGGGATTACGTATGACCCTGACCCGGTAAAGGCGCTCCAAGAATGGACAAAGAAAGCCTGGACAGAAGCACATACCGACCCAGGGACATGGTCGCCTGTTGACGTGGCACCGGGGATCTATTGGCGCATGGTGCGATTGACCCCGACGGAAATCACAGCTGCAGTAAACTGGATGGAGGCCCAGATTAACGGGCACATTCTGGCCCCCAGTGCAGCGGTTAGGCTTAACTGGGTACGAAAGGTGACCGAAGGGATTGCAAAACAACGTGTGCTTAAGATGGATGATGGCGGTCCGCTGGAGTTACTGCGAGTGGTGGCCGACAGTGAAGCAGATCCGATGCGCCGGGGGCAGATACAGTTAACTGCCCGGTTTGGAGTGCTGCAACCGAGGGCGCAATATGAAGTATTGCGGAGGGCGGCAGCTAGCGGCGATATTAACATGGAGGTGGGAACTGGTGAGTAAAAAGAAACCAGATAAAACCGTAACAATAGAAGAACCAGTAACGATAGAAGAACCAGTGTATAACCGCAGTGAGCTCATTGCGGCGGCTTCTTCTTTTGGTGTGAAGCCGGAAGTCATGGCTAGCGCTTTGAAGCTGACCGGTAAGGATACAATGACCAAGGTAGAGGCCGAAAAAGCAATTAAAGCATTTTTGGAAAGGAAGGTGTAACGCAAAATGGCTGGATCTGTATTTCAAGTGGGCGAACAAAAAATTAGGCCTGGCGTATATGTAAGAGTGACAAACATTGGTGAACCACAAGAAGCTATAGTACCTCAAGGTATTGTAGCGGCTTTGTTCCGTGCTTCCTGGGGACCGTTGGGGGAGGTGACGTACCTTGAGAATGCTAATGCAGTGATTAGTACATTTGGAAGCGTAGGTACTGTCGATACCGCGCTGGAGGCATTTCGCGGAGGTTGTCGCAGAGTTGTAGCATATAGGCTAGGAACTGGTGGCGGCAAGGCTCTTTTGAACCTTCAGGATACCGAATCTACCAATGTAGTTAAAATCGAAGCTAAGTATGAAGGCGTAAGAGGTAATAACTTTGCGGTAACTGTAAGGGATTCTCTCACTGACGCTACAAGGAGTGAGCTATTGCTTTACGAGGGAGCAACCCTGCGGCAGACCATTACTTTTGCTAAAGGTAGTGGTGAACCACAAGCATTGGTTGATGCTATAGCCGCATCCAACAGCCCTTATATTACTGCAACAAAGATAACAGATGGTAGTGGAACATTGGCAACAATTACTCAACAGCCGCTTACTGGTGGCGCGGATCCGACTGTAAACGGTGAAAGCTACAGTACTGGCTTATCAGCAATTGAAGCAATAGACTGGAACGTATTGGCAGTGGATACTGACGACACGGCAACCCATACTCTGGTGCAAGCCTATATTGACCGGGTGAGAAATGAAGGCAAGCGAGTGTTGGCTGTTGTAGGTGAACCATCCAGCGTTCCTCTTGCGACGAGGTTAGCCAATGCAAGGGCTTTCAACGACCCGGCAATTATTTATGTTGCCAATGGCTTCAAAGGTACAGATGGCGTAGCTAGGGAAGGATATAAAGCAGCAGCAAGAGTGGCCGGCATGGTTGCATCTGCGCAAATCACAGAATCCTTAACTCACTATGTAGTGAGGGGAGCTGCCGAGTTAGCTGGAGCACTTACCAATGCTGAAATTGAACAGGCAATCAATAGCGGTGCTTTGGTGTTTACGATGAGCGCTCAAAAGCAGGTGCATATTGAATACGGCATCAATACTTTTGTGACGCCAACTGCCGACATGGACGCCGGCTGGAAGAAAATCAGAAGAGTGAGAACCAGGGACAACCTGATGGACAGAATAGCTGGTACTTGGGATCCGCTCATCGGGAAGATTAACAACAGCCCGGATGGACGGGCAACACTGATCGCTGCGGCTCAAGGCATCATCAATCGCATGATTGCCGAAGGTGCTTTGTTGCAGGGTTCCGTCTTTGAGGACCCGAACAACCCGCCGGTTGGAGACTCAGCCTGGTTTGTGGTTCAGGTTGACGATTTAGACAGTGCTGAAAAAGTTTACATTACGTTCCAGTTCCGGTTTGCTCCGCCGGCTGAAAATCAATAATGGAGGTGTTTTAGATGGCTGACGGAAGATATATATTTAGAGATTGTGTACCTGACGGCTCTATTGACATTGCCAATGTGACTTCAGGGGACATTATTAACCGGGCATGGTCTTTCCGCGTGAATGGACCGCCTGAATTGCAGGAGTTGTTGGATAGTGGGACCTTTGACCCCAGAAACATCCTTCGGGGTCACAACGGGGAACTGTATGATGGTGAAGGCAATTTCCTCGCAGAAGTGAACACCTGGCAGGCTCAGATCAACTACACCAACACCGACTACCAGGCGGCAGGGCATAAGATAGTCTGGGCAGTGCCGCAAAGCTATACAGTGACTTTGACTTTCACCGAGACCGTGATTCGAGATGCCCGGCTATTGCAGAAAGTTATTGCCGGCCTACGCAACAATGCGCCTGATGCGGTGCTAAACTTCATGGGTGTACTCCGGGCACCCAGATAATGGAGGGATAACATGAGCGAAGAAAAGAAAGAATATTTATCTCAAAACGAAGATACCATCCTCCGGGACGTGGGTGGCGTTCTGGAAGCTATGAATATCAAGGAAGAATATGACACCTTTACGGTGAAGCGAAAAGGGAAAAAACTCTTTTCGTTTCGGGTTCGCGGACTGTCTGCTGAGGAGAGGGAGAAGTGCCGGGACGATGCTACTAAGATGGTGAAGAACAAAAAGCTAGGCGGGATTGCAATACCTGCTGATTTTGACGCAGCAAAGTTTGGCTCCCTTCTTATCGTCACTGCAACACATCCAGACGATAAGAAGTTCCTTTGGGATAACAAAGAACTAATGCAAAAGGCAAACGTGCTTTCACCTTGGCAGTTGGTAGATAAGGTATTGTTATCAGGAGAAAAGGATAGAGTCATTGACCTGATAGAGCATTTGAGTGGTTTTGACGAAGATGAAGATGACGATAATCATTTAGAGGAAACCTTAAAAAACTCATAAAAGCAGGGGGGAAGGCCACGCTACTACACCACATTTTTCAGCGGCAAGGCATTCCCCCCGATGAGTTTTATGCCAAACCCTACAAAGTTAGGGCTTTTATGTTGGCTTCCATGATGGTGCAACTGGAGGCCGAAGAGGAACAAGTAAAAGAAATGGAAGGGAGGACAGGCCATGGCCGGGGGTGAGATATACCGTGTCGAAATACCGATCATAGTTGATGACCAGACAGATAAGCCACTACAGCAAGCAGAACAGAAAATAAGTAAGCTAGAGCAACATGCCAGGAAAGAAAACGAACGAATGCGCCAGCATTTCATGAAAATAGGCAAGATCCAGATTGAGCCGATAATGCGCGTCCGGGACCATCTCACATCCGGCGTGTTAAAAGCTGACAAGTTGATCCGCAAGTTGGATACAACCCAGGCCTCCCCTCTCATCGCTGCGCGGGATAGAGTTTCCGCTGTCGTGACTAGAACCAATGCTATGCTTGACGCCCTGGACAAGGGCAAAGTGGACGTTGTGGCGGAAATGAAAGGCCCGCTTTTGGACGAGATTGTTAAGGCTAAATCCGCTCTGTCTGCTCTGAATAATGTAAAGTCTGGACCGGTGGCCGAATTGCGTGGCGAACTCTTTGGCCAGCTCGCTAAGGCCATGTCGCAGATACGGGGGTTAGGTTCAGCGAGGGCCGAACCACAAGCGACTTTACGTGAAAGAATTACCATGAAGGTTAAAGAGATTGGAAGTAGTTTACGCTCTCTAACTACTCAAGCATGGAACATAACTCTTCAGGTCAAAGACAAGGCTACCAGTGCAGTAAAAAGTATTGCAGGCTCAGTAAAAGGCATTATAGATAAACTCACCAGCCCCCTTGCACTCCTTGGTGCTGGTGCTGGAGTAGGTGCAGGGATAATTTACCCCTTGAAATTAGCCGGTGAATTTGAACAGGCTCAGATGTCTCTGGATTTCTACATGGGGGGTGTAGAGGAGGGGAAAAAGGCTTTTGAAGACTTGATCCGTTTCGCTAAGGAAACACCTTTTGAGTTTCCCTTCCTCCAAGGTGCCACCATCCAGTTGATGGGTGCCGGGTACAACTTTGAACAAGCTAAACGTGCCTTAACAGCTTTTGGTGACGCCGCCGGACGTACAGGAGCTGGTATGCAAGGCATTGAGGCGGCTTTGCTTGGGTTCACTCAGATTGCCTCTGCCGGAACGCTTAACCTGCAAGACCTAAGGCAGGTAGCGCTTAACTTGAAATTACCTCTAAATATGTTTGCCAAGGAACTTGGAGTCGCAGAATCGGAACTAGGAGATATCGGGAAGAAGGCCATACCTTCACAAAAAGCGATGGAAGCAATTGTCAGAACTCTTGAACAACGATTTGCCGGCGGTATGAAAGAACTGTCCAATTCTCTATTAGGAATGACTGCCGTAATCAAGGATACCGCAAACCTGACCGTATGGCATTTTGGAAAAGGTATGGCTGGACCGGTTAAGCGGATCTTGATGGATATTATTGGCTTGACCGAAGATACGGGCAATGCGTTTGAGGAGTTTCAAAGAAGGCTTGAACAAGCCGGTGAAGCCGTCGGCTTGAAATTTGAACAAATGTATGAAAAGGTAAAACAGTTTTTCAGCGATTTGACCAACACGCCCGGCTTTAACGAGATGACCTGGAGCGAAAGGATAACGCTAGCACTAGATAAGATACTTGAAGGGGTAAATGATTGGTTATCCGGCCCCGGCGGAGAAATGCTAGAGAAAATAGGCGAAACATTAGGAATACTTTTAGCTGCGGTGATAAAAGGAATTACACCGTATATTGTGCCTGTTGCAGTAAATCTTGGTATATCAATTGGAAAGGGTATTTTGCAAGGATTTGGAGAAGCACTCAAGAGTAGCCCACTGGGAGCAATAATTATGGGCGCGCTTGGTGGAGCGGGTCTGGGTTCTGTAGTTCCCGTCGTAGGTACGGGTGTGGGTGCTGTTCTCGGAGGATTCTCAGGGCTTCTTTCATGGGGGGTGCAGTGGGGGTTATCTAACTTTGATACAAGTAAAAGATATGGATATGTTTTGGATATTACTGAATCTAATTCCCACTCGAACCTTGTTGCTGATACAGGCGCTAAGTCAGGTTCCGTAATATCCGGAGCGGGGACAGCGGCAGGTGTATACTCTGGCACTTCCTTAGCATCAATGCCAAAACGAGCGATAGGCGGTATTTTCTCCAAGCCACATATGGCACTAGTTGCCGAAGCTGGCCCGGAAGCTATTATACCCTTATCGGCACGAATGAGGCCGTGGGCTTTAGAGCTATGGCAACAAACCGGCGAATTGCTGGGCGTTATGCCCGAACTACCAAATAATATCCAACAAAAAGCCAACATTTCAGAAACCACAAGAAGATTAACCAGTGTAATAGATATCGAACAGTACAGAAACTTAAAGACGAGGAACAATACTATAAACGAAAACCAGATGCAATTTATTACTTCAGTAAATAAAATACAGACAGTTAAAGCATATGCAACAGGTGGTATTCTCACCCGTCCACATTTGGGCCTTGTCGCTGAGGCAGGACCAGAGGCTATTATACCGCTGTCTGTTGGTATGAGGAGCCGGGCGTTGAGCCTTTGGGAAGAAACCGGCAGACGGCTAGGAGTTAGACCATATGCAGAGGGCGGTTTTGCTGGAGCTTTGACGCAGAATCGGGAACAGAAAATCCCGGTTAGTTCTACTCTCTCGCTTGCCATGCCAGGGCCTGCTACCATCAATCTCAATTTTGACCTAACAGGTCTAGTAAGACAGGTGGTAATTGAGAGCCGGGAAGACATAGACGATGCAGTTGACAAAATTGCGGACGCAATAGCAAATAACTTGCGGTCTGTATTCCAAAACATGACGAAATAACCTGGTCAAAAAAGCCTACAAGAAAAGAAGGTGAGCCTATGGACTTCTACCTAACGGCTCCTGACGGGGGCCGTATTCATTTCCCGGTGAACCCGGAAAGAATAACCTGTACTACAGGAAATAGAACAGTAAGTTTTGATGTTATAAGCCTGGGTGAAATATCTCTGCCTCGTGGCCGTGTGCCTACTCGCTTTTCCTTTGAAGGCTTTTTTCCAGGAGAAGCGCGTAGAAACGACCCAAAGGTGAAAAGTTGGCGTTCGCCCAAAGAACTTGCAGGTATTTTGTCTTTATGGAGAAATGAAGGAACTAAGTTAAGACTATTGGTTACAGAAACACCAATCAACCATGATGTTTATTTTGACGGAGACAGAAGTTTCGAGCATGAATGGTACGGGGGTCATGGCGATTGTCAGTATAAAATTCAATTGGTAGAAGCCAGGGAATTAGTTGTTATGGCCGAGGATCCTGTGCTTGTTGCAACTTCCAGTGCTCCACAACCAAGACCGGCATCGTCACCTCCAAAAACCTATACCGTTAAACGTGGAGATACGTTATGGGGAATCGCTAAAAGGTTTTTGGGTGATGGAAGTAGATGGAAAGAAATTTATAACGCAAATGTGAATGTGATCGGGAAAAACCCTAATCTGATTTACCCTGGCCAAGTATTGAGAATTCCGTAAAAAGGTGAGCTTGAATGATAGACGTTGCAAAGATTTCCTATTCCCTAGTGTTACTCCGTCCTGACGGTCAACGTATAGATTTGCAACCGGTTACTCGTAGCTTGTCTTGGGAAGAAAATGACGGTGAGCTTGCGGTACGATTGGAGGCAGAGTTGCAGAATATCCAGATGCCGGACGGGAAATGGCTTCACCAGCTCATACCGCTTGGTGGGCAAGTATTTCTTTATGCTGACTGGGGCAGTGGTCAGCAGGAGATTTTCCGGGGTACCGTTTTTGTCTGGGACTACCAGACAGATCCCTTGGGGAGCCTCTCAATCACGGCTTATGACTCGCTCATCTACTTGATGAAAAGCAAGGATGACCGCTTTTATAAGGCAGGCCAGACCGCCCGGGCTATCATCCAGGACATTGCCGGCGCTTGGGGGATTCCGCTGGGTGATGTACAAGGACCGGATATTACCTTGGCCAAGCAAGTCTTTCGGGAGGATTCCCTTGCGGATATGATATCCTCCGTGTTGAACGAAGCCAGGAAAAAAGGCGGAGGCAAATGGATTGTACGTAGTAAACAAGGAAAAATCGATGTGATTAGACCGGGACAAAACAGCCCAGTTTATCGTTTCACACATGATGAAAACGTAGATAACATCCAGGACCAGCAGGATATTGAAGACCTTGTCACCCGGGTAAAAATCATTGGCGCTGAAGACAAGGAAGGCAAAGCGCCGGTGGTGGCTCAACTGGACGGCCGGACTGAGTTTGGGATACTCCAGGAGGTTATCTCTCAACGGCAGTACGATACCCTGACAGCCGCCAAAGCCGCCGCGCAGGACATACTGAAAGAGCGAGGCCAGCCAAGGCGAGGGCGCAAAGTGACAGCACCAGATCTTCCTTTCCTCCGTAAAGGAGATAAGGTGAAGATCTCTGCCGGTACTTTGATTGGATATTACATTGTCTCCGGAGTCGTCCATGATGCAACTAACCGCATTATGAGCATGGAGGTGGAGGACGTTGAATAGCGGAGCCAATAAACTGGCACAGGTGATAGCGGAGAGGATAAGTACCCAAACCGCCATGCCTGATGCGTTAGAGCTAGGGACTATCCAAGGTGATATGAGTCTTAAAATAGACCGGTTTGCAGTACCATTGCCGGCGGGGGAATATCTGATTACAGAATGGACTGCGAAACTAAATCTGCCTGCTTTTAGCATTGAAGGTAACCAAAATGGGCTAAAGGATAGCCTGAACGGGGCAGTAACCGGAGATGCTACTTTCAATTTCCATCCAACAGTTATAGATGGCGTTAAAATAGAATTCAAACCCGATCTCAAACCCGGCGACCGGGTGTTGGTGGCCTGGGTGAACGACCATACAGACCCGATCGTGATAAGTAAGGTGGTGAGCTCATAATGCCTAATCTTTATCCTGTCTTTGAGATGCCGGAACTGGTAGAACAACAACAAGCACAACCAGAGCCGGAATATCCCGAAAGTTATCTTTTTGACTTCGAAAAAGGTGATTTTGTCCTAGACGGTGCTGGACGTATAGTGATAGCCGACGGGCACCAGGCCTGGGCGCAGTGGTGCGTGAAAACGGTTTTAACTGAACGCTTTGCCTATTTGGCGTATAGCGGGAATTATGGCGTGGAAATAGAGGAAGCGTTGAAGCAACCTACTCGCGCTGCAGTAGAAACGGAAGTAGAAAGAACGATTACTGAGGCTTTGCTGGTTGACCCTAGAACATACGCAATAAGAGATTTCTCGTTTGAATGGAGAGGTAATGAACTGTATGTAAGTTTTACGGTAATTCCTGTTGTAGGTGAGGCGGCCCGAATTGAGGGGGTGAAATTGAATGGCGTATGAACTTCCAATTCCTGATTATTTGAATGAAAACGAGGAAACGATACATCGGAGGATGCTTGAAAAAGCCCCTCCAGGTATCAGCACCAAGGAAGGGGATTTCTTTTGGGATGTTACACGACCAACGGCAATAGAGAAAGCTGAGATGACACAGTTAAAATTGCAGAATATTTTACGTTTGGCATTCCCTCAAACATCATACAGTGTGTATTTGGATTATCTTGGAGAGGAAAAAGGCGTTTATAGACACGAACCTACTCCAGCATCGGGTAAAATTCTAATAACAGGTACCCCCGGAGCATTAATCCCCAAAGGCTTCATGGTATCTACCCAATCAAGCGATAGCAGTTCTGCCATAGAATTTGAGATACAGGAAACGGTTAGGATAGGAGAAGATGGAATGGTATTAGTAAAGGCAGAATGTACGGAAGCAGGTATAGTCGGCAATGTAGCAGCAAACACAATTACAATGTTATCTCAACCTATTAACGGTGTATCCTCTATCACCAATCCAGAGCCTTTTACAGGAGGAACTGATACAGAGGATGACGACAGTTTTAGGAAGAGGATACTAGAAGCCTATGATGAGCCTTTAAGTGGTGCTAAAAAGGACTACGAAAGATGGGCTAAAGAAGTTGACGGAGTTGGAGCAGCATATGTAATACCTCTTTGGAATGGGCCAAGTACAGTAAAAGTATTAATAATGGATAGCAACGGTCAGCCTGCTAATGAGGACTTGATAGAAAAAGTTAAGAACTATATAGATCCTGATAACGGATTGGGGGGTGGGAAAGCGCCTATTGGTGCGCTGGTAACGGTTGATGCACCTGAAGTAATTGAGATAAATATAGCTGTATCTCTTACCTTTGAGAATGGATATAGTTGGGATGATGTAAAGGATGCTTTGATTGCTAATTTGAAGAAATACCTAACAACCTTTGAAATAAATACAGGAGAACGAGAACTTGATAGGATAACGGTAACTAGAATAGGTCATGTGATTTTGAACGCTGAGGGCATAAAGGACTATTCCAACCTGTTGGTGAACGATGCAGAATATGTAGAGATACCAATTGGAACCGTCCCAATGCTAGGTGAGGTGTCAGTAACATGATTAAATCTAAGGCTGGGAATAAGTTCCTAAAGCACTACATCTCACCTATCTATGAGCAATCCATCATAATGCAGGCAATAATGGAGGCTATAGGAGAAGAATGGGATAGAGCTGAAAAACTAGCAGATGATATATTAGCACAGTTATTCCCCCAAACAGCTACGTGGGGAATTATTTATTGGGAGACCCTTTTAAAAATTCCCCCTAATAACAACTTAACAATTGAACAGCGGCGGACTAGGGTATTGACTAAAATGCAAACAAGGTATCCGATGACAAGGCGACGAATGGAACAAATAATCCAAACTTACTCTGGGGACAAACAAGCTCACATCAAAGAAATTTTTAGTGAATATCGATTTGAGGTTTTATTTAATTTGGCGCAGTCTGTTGACTTGAAAATAATCCAAGAAGTGGTTTCGGAAACTAGACCAGCGCATTTGGATTTTATGCTTGCGGTTGGTTTGCGACAAGGTGAAAAAAGAATTTTTACGGGTAGTGCAATGCTAATGGGGGAGGAAATAACAGTATACCCTTGGTCAGTTTCCGAATTAACTAGCTTTGGAAAAACCTACATTGCTACTGGACATAGTACTGAAGCAGACATAACAACATTATACCCGAAAGGAGAGTGATTAGGTTGGCAGAACAATTCTACACCATTTTGACATCCGTAGGCAAAGCAAAAATCGCCAATGCTACTGTTCTAGGGCAAAAGGTAGAGTTGACGGAGCTAGCCCTAGGCGATGGAGGAGGGAGCTATTACAACCCCACTGAAGACCAAACCGAATTACGAAACGAAGTTTGGCGCGGAGCCATTGGCTCTGTTGATATCGATGGAGAGAATCCAAACTGGATCATCATTCAAACAGTAGTTCCAAGCCAACACGGGGGTTTTATGATCCGTGAAGCCGGGGTGTTTGACAATGAGGGCGACTTAATTGCCGTGGGAAAATACCCCGAAACATACAAACCAGTGGCCGCTGATGGAAGTATCAAAGACTTAATTGTTCGGATGATACTTGAGGTGAGCAATACATCTAGTGTGGTACTTAAGGTTGATCCGGCTGTTATACTTGCCTCCCGGCAACAGGTGAATGAGGCAGAAGCGAGGGCAAAAAACTATGCAGATGAAACAAAAGTTAGCAAAGCTGGCGATACGATAACTGGCATTTTAACAATGGAGGGTGGTAATGCGATAAATTTTGGAGGCAAATTTCAAATAGCTTACAATTTAGCAACTAATTCTTTAGACATTACGGTGGTGAGCTAAAATGATACTAACAGATAAAGCACAGATAAAAGTGGCTGAATTAAGGGAGTTTAATAATTTGCGATTGTCAGGGTCCGACGAATTAGAATGTTATGAACTTATTGAGAGTGATTTAAAGTTGCCTGCTGATGCAACCTTTACTCGTTCTAGCGTTGCCTACCTATCTGATGGAACGCAGGTTGCTGCCAATCAGCCCCGCTTCGAGCCTGGCAAATTTGGCAAAGCAGTGATGGTGGAAGAGGGGACGACGAATTTACTTGTTAAGAATTTAGGCGCTGCTGGAGATGGTAGTATAATAGACATATTAGTACCTAACAAAGTATGGGCTAAAAGGATAACTGTCGAAGCACCAAATAAATTTTCTTATTTTGGAATGATATCTGTGCCAGCACAGCCAAATACAAAATATACTCTGACATACTGGGCACGATTAGTGAGTGGAAGTGTTGTTAGTGGCACTCAGATATATATAGGTAGTAATTCACAAGGAACAAGTGGAGTAGCATTGTTGCGTATAGATGAAGAATTAACTTCTGAGTGGAAAAAGTTTGTTATAACTGGTCAAACAGACGCAAATGCCACAATATTAACAAGAGCAACTTTCAGAATAGAAACAAATACAGGCTGTACTGTAGAAATAGCAGATTGGCAGCTTGAAGCCAAACCCTACCCCACATCCTTCACGGACGGGACAAGGGCAGCGGAAAGGCTGACCGTTCCCGCAGCGGAGGTGCTGAACCCGCAAGAGGGAACGGTAGAGATGTTCCTTTACGTAAATCAAGCAATTCGCGACTCTTCTGTTTTTCGGAGGTTTTTTGAGCATCTACCAGGCCCAGGGAATTCTAATCGAATTACTATGCAACATAATAACGCTCCGCTTTGGCTTTTTACGATTGGGGATGCGAATGGGAATGTGCACTCTTTAAATATTGCTGATTCCGAAGTTGCCGATGGTTGGCGGTTATTTACTATGAAGTGGGGAGCAAGTGAGTTTGCTGTTTATGTTGATGGAGTTAAGAAAGCATCTATATCGAATCCAACTTATTTACCTTCGGCCGTAGGACAGAACATTATTATAAAAGGTGAAATAAACACCCTTGTCGACGACCTCCGCATTTCCAACCGTGCCAGGACGGATGAGGAGATACTGGCAGCATACCAGAGCGGACAGCCATTGCCAGTGGATGAGTGGACAACATATAAGCTGGATTTTGACGACAAGGTAAGAATAACAACACAAGGACAAATAATCTGTAACGAATTGATAGAAATTTAGGAGGTGAATTTATGGCACAACTTAAAACAGGTACTACTATCGGCGGTAGAAATATTGTGCAAGAGCTTGATGCGCATTTGGCAGATTATGAGTATCAGACTCCAACTGTTGTTGGTACTCAAATAAGACTTGCAAAGCAGTCAAACACCAATATACTAAAATTCAAGCTGGCGAATGATTTGAGTGGCGGTGCAATAACTATAAGCCTTGATGGTGGCTCTACCAGCAAGCCTCTTGTAGACATCGAAGGAAACGCTGTTACTGAATTCTCGAAGGGCTTTGTGGAGGTTATAGAGAGCGCAGATTTTTTTACTTATGCTCCTAAAGGGGGCGGGAACAATATTAAAAGCATTCAAAGAGGAAGACTTGAATTGACTTCTACTTCGCAAAATATAAATATTTCTGCCGTTGATACAAGCAAAGCAGTTATTTATGTGAATTACCAGAGCGGTATAAGTAACGGTACTGCTGCTGTGAGAGGAAAAATTGTAGACTCAACCACTATTAATTTAAGTAAATTCGGTACCGATAAAGCTTACGTTAGTTGGGTTGTAGTTGAATTTGATAACGTAAAATCTTTACAGAAGGGCGATTATACTTTATCAACTGGTATAGCAACAATACCTATTTCAACTGTTGATTTAAACAAAAGCTTATTAGTGTGTTCATGGCAAAGTGACAATTCTGATAATGCTTCGTATTCAGTTCTAATGGAGTATGGTTTTCAAGATGCTTCAAATATTTATCTAAACATTGCAACTGATGCTCTGAAAAATAGATATGTTCATTGGCAAGTAATTGAGTTTAAATAGGAGGGCAGATATAATGCAAAGATTTATTATTCTTGATGAAAATAATAAAGTTATTGGCATTAGATTTGGTAAACAAATTGTAGAAGGTGAAATACAAAGCAACACAGGTGAACTCGGTCAAATAATGCAGCCTGACGGAACATTTGTTGACCCTGAACCTGAGCCAGTAGAACCTATGCCGACATTGGAAGAAATGCAAGCACAAACATTGCTAAATACTGAGTATTTGGTATGCCTAGCTGAAATTAATAGTTTGTAAAGGAGGATAATTATGATTTATACTCTTTGTAAAAAAGTAATTGAGTCTGGTAACTATGAGTACAATTCGATGTTGAATAAATTGGATGTTTATTTGCTGTGCAATCGTATAACAACTGAGCAATATACTGAGCTTAAAGGTTTCATGGATGCACAAAAGTCTGCGTGATTCGCATTAGGAGGCTTATACGTCTTAAT